TGGCCTACAGCTCAATGAAGCGTGAGAATGCCGGCAAGCCGGTAAAGCCTTATGAAATTTGGTGCGAAGGCGTTGCAGATATAGGAGCCGGGAACGCAGACCCAAAAGTTACGCCGTCGGAAGTCTTAGCCGAATAGTTGTCGAGCTTGCACTGGCGACAAATATCCCGATGAGCGAATGGACGACGGCGGAGCAGATTTTAACGGCGATGGAGATATTGGAGAAGCGCAATGGCAGATGAGACCATCGGCTGGGATAAAAAAGACTTGCGCGGCGTAACATCGGCACTCAAAGCCATGGGAGAAGAAGCTACTGGCCAAGCCAAGATTGCCAGTAATTCTTTGGCGACTTATGTTCAAGGCAAAATCATCGAGGCATCTGGTCGCACTCGCAATCGTGCAGATGACATCATTGCCACTGGATCGCGTGTCTCTAAATCATCAAAAATTGGCGAGATGTCATTTGGCTTTGTAAGTCAAAAATTCTCCGGCGGTGCGACGACTCAACAGCTTTGGGGCGGTTATGAATTTGGATCTAACAAATTCAAGCAATTCCCAATTTGGTCGGGTAAAGAAGGCCGTGGATCTCGCGGCTGGTTCATCTATCCCACACTGCGAGCCGAACAGCCAAACATCATTGCTAAGTGGGAAGATTCATTGTCTCAGATCTTGAAGGAGTGGTGATGGCCGGACAAAGTAGAACACTCAAGCTCTCCATTCTGGCCGACGTAGATCAACTTAAAAAATCGCTCAATCAAGCCAATAATGATGTTGAAGATTCAAGCTCTAAATTAGGTGATTTTAGTAAAAAGGCTGGACTGGCATTTGCCGCCGCCGGTATAGCCGCCGCCGCTTATGCATCCAAACTTCTGATCGATGGCGTCAAATCAGCCATTGCCGATGAAGCTGCACAGGCAAAACTTGCAACGACGCTTAAGAATGTAACCGGAGCAACTGAGAACCAAGTCGCCGCAACCGAGTCATATATTCTTAAGACATCTTTGGCTAACGGGATAACAGATGACGTATTGCGACCATCACTTGAAAGATTGGTTCGTGCGACAAAGGATGTTAGTGAAGCACAAAAACTTCAGGCTTTAGCACTCGACATAAGTGCTGGAAGTGGCAAATCTTTAGAAGCTGTAAGCAATGCATTAGGTAAAGCGGTAGAGGGAAATACCGGAGCTTTAGCGAAATTAGGTGTTGGCTTATCAGCCGCGCAACTCAAAACAATGGACATGGACGGCGTAACTAAAGCTCTCTCCGATACATTTGGCGGTCAAGCGGCAGAAAAAGCCGACACATTTGCCGGCAAAATGGATCGACTTAAAGTTACATTTGATGAAGGCAAAGAAACAGTCGGATCATTTGTACTCGATGCAATCACGCCGATGGTCACAACTTTCGTTGATCAAGTAGTTCCAGCAATTCAATCATTTGCGGAAGAAATTGGGCCGAAACTTCAACCTGTAATTAAATTCCTTGGAGATTATATTCAAGACGTATTTATTCCGACTCTTAAAGCAATTTGGGCATTTCTCAACGATTTCTTAATACCAATAATTACAACAATTTTAGCACCAGCAATCAATGGATTGCGCGGAGCATTTGAAAAAGTACAAAAAGCCATAAGTGATAATTCAGATGAATTACAGCCTCTTTATGGGTTTATGAAAACAGTGGCAACATTTGCCAGAGATACTTTGGCTCCAATTCTTGGAGTTACTCTCAAAACTGCGTTTAGTGTTTTAGGAACAATTATTTCGGTGGCAATTGATGGATTTGCAGGAATAGTCACAGCCGTGACAAATACAGTCAATGCCGTCAAAGCATTTATCAAACTTATGACGGATAATCCAGTCACGCGATTCTTTGGCGGTGGATCAGCAAATGATGGCAAATCCAAAGGCTTGGTCGCCAGCGTTGATTTAAGCACAGGGGATTTATCTGGAGTGAGTGGATCAACTGGAGACATGACAATTACGGGATCGGGTTCAGTCGCAGACTTACGAGCTTTGGATAATGCTCAAGCTGCATCGGTTATCAACGTGACAGTCAATGGCGCAATTGATCCCGAAGGCACATCACGCACAATCGTCGATGTACTTAACAATTCTTATTATCGTGGCACTGGCGGTGCTGGGAATCTAATAGCGGTATGAGCGTATTCAACCCCGTATGGCGCGTGACGATTGGCGGCGTCCAGTATCAGACGTCCATTCTTGCCAATTTAACTATGACATCCGGGCGAACCAATATCTATGAGCAAGCTCAAGCCGGTTACACCAACATCGAGCTGATTAACCTAGATCAAGCAAATGTCATCATTTCAATCAACGATTCATTGAGTATTGAGCTGCAAGATTCAACGGCCACATTCATTCCAATCTTTGGCGGCTCAGTGGTTGAGGTTGGAATATCGGTGGCAGAACTTGGCAATGTCGCCTATGCCCAGCGCATCAAGATTATTGCATTGGGTGCTCTGGCCAGATTGCCTAAGGCTCTAACTAATGGCGTATTAACTCAAGACTTTGACGGCAATCAAATCTTAACAATTTTGACCGATTTGCTTCTGAACCAATGGAATGAAGTACCAGCCGCGCTTCAATGGAATACCTATGATCCGACGACTCAATGGCAAGATGCCGAAAATACCGGATTGGGTGAAATTGATACTCCAGGAAATTATGAGCTGGCGCAACGCGCATCAAGCCGTACCGATATGTATTCACTGGTTTCCGCGCTCGCCACTAGCGGCTTGGGTTATATTTATGAAAATGGCCAAGGCCAAATCTCATACGCCGATTCTTTGCATCGATCCATTTATCTGGCCACTAATGGATATGTAAATTTAAGTGCCAACGATGCTCAAGGTTCTGGACTGACAATTCAATCCCGGACTGGCGACGTTCGCAATACAATTACTTTGAAATATGGCACAAATTCAACATCAGAAGTGAGCGCGGCAGATCCTGCATCGGTCACACTTTACGGCCAGCTCGCCCAAATCTTTACGACAACAGTCAAGCATCAAGCTGACGCCCAAGATCAGGCAGATTTTTATTTGACGCTGAGAGCATTTCCACAATATAACTTTAATCAAATTACATATCAGCTTACCAACCCAGAGATTGACGATGGAGATCGAGACTCACTCATCAATGTATTCATGGGAATGCCGGTATCGATTGCCAATATGCCGCTCAATATGTCGGCCGGTAATTATTTGGGCTTTGTCGAAGGTTGGACATTTCAAGCTGCATACAACCAAATAAGCGTCTCGCTCAATCTCTCGCCATTGGCATACTCACTTCAAGCAATGAAATGGGAAGATGTGAGTGTCGCAGAGGCTTGGAATACAATTTCTGGGATACTCGACTGGGAACACGCCTTAGTCGTGGCATAAGGAGAAAATATGAGCAATCCAACAAGCAACTTCGGCTGGCAGATGCCTACGGCGACCGATCTTGTCACTGATTTACCAGCTGATTTCGAAGTCTTTGGCCAAGCCGTGGACACTGATTTCGTCGATTTATTAGGTGGCACAACCGGTCAAATTTTATCAAAGACCAGCGCAACTGATTTGGATTTTACATGGATTGCAAATGACCAAGGTGACATCACTGGCGTCACGGCTGGCAATGGTATTTCAGTCACATCACCAACTGGCCCAGTGCCAACGGTGGCAATCAATACAGCCGTCACTGCCGATCTGACAACAGCTCAAACTTTAACAAATAAAACTTTGACATCGCCAGCATTAACAACACCAACAATTAGCACATTGACAACAAATGGCGATTTGCTTTACGGCACAGGATCAGGAGCATTAGCGCGTAAAGCTATTGGCACGACCGGTCAAGTGCTAACTGTTGCAGCCGGTATTCCAAGCTGGGCTACGCCTGCAAGTGCGGTTGTTCCAATTTTAACTAAAGCCGTAATGGGAGCAGATTTTACTACATCTTCTACAAGTTATGTAGATATTACAGGAATGACAATTACTCGCACACCTGTAAGTGCCACCAACAATATACAAATAACGGCGACAATGAACCTCAACGCATCTACTGCAAGTGTAAGATTTAGATTAGTTTATGGCGCAACTAACAGTAATGTGATTGCTACTACTGTTCCTTTTAATGCTGGCGGCAATTCTATTACTACCATTGTATTTAATGTTACTAATGTCGCTGCAAGTTCGACAGTATTCAAATTACAAATGCTTACCGATGTAAGCGTTACCGTTTATGGCAATACATCGGGTTATCTAAACTCCTACAGCGTATTAGAGGTGTACTAATGGCAACACATAGAGAAATCGTAAAAGCACTCGACGATTTAGGTGCTAAAGAGTGGACATTATCAGGTGATGAAATTGCCGATATAGAGTGGCTTAGCGATGATAAGAAAACAGAGGCAGAGATTAAAGCCGCTATTGCCAAGCCATTACCAGATAAAGCCGCTGCGGATAAAGCAGCAATTCTTGCCAAGCTCGGCATTACTGCCGATGAAGCCAAGATGCTTCTGAGTTAATGCAAAGTTACAACGGCTGGCCAGCATCCAAGGATCAGGCAGAAATTGCCATCGTGAGCATTCCCATCGAGGGAAGCAAGCTCAAGGTGCGATGTGCAAAGGCCGTTGCTCCATTGATTGCTGGATTCTGTAAAGAATTTCATGAGCTGATTGAGCCAATTGATGATGGCACACTCGATGATTGGGGATATGCATTTCGTGACGTTCGTGGCGTACCGGGCAAGTTATCCAATCATGCATCTGGAACGGCCGTGGATCTTAATTCAAAAATTCATCCACTTGGAAAAGGTGGCACATTTCCACCGGAGAAGGTTCCGATGATTCGCGCATTGGCTAAGAAATACGGAATGACTTGGGGCGGTGATTGGACTCGTAAAGATGAAATGCACTTCGAGATTGCATTGGGTGAAGCGAAAGTCGCAGCACTCATCGGGAGCTTGAACAAAGGAGAAAACTAATGGATCAAGCAAAAGCAATGTTGGCATCATGGGCAAGAAGCTCTGTTGCCGGTGCTCTGGCCGTTTATATGACGGGCAATTCCAATCCAAAGGATCTAGCAATGGGGTTAGTGGCTGGACTTGTTCCGATGCTTGCCAGATGGGCTAATCCAAACGATGCAGGATTTGGCCGAAAGAAGTGAGTGTCGGCGAATGGACGGCGGTGGGTGCGCTTGTCTTGGCGGTGCTCACTGCCATCTATTCGTCAATGAGAGTCATAGTGCGATCCATAATGTCGGAGCTGAGCCCGAATGGTGGTTCCAGCATGAAGGATCAAGTAAGCCGAATTGAAGCGCGGCTGGATCAATTGATTCTGGAAATGGCACTCAAGAAATAGACACGCCGAGGCACATTCTTGCCAATGTCAGCCATCGATGTCACTCTACTTCCGGGAGCACCAACAAGGCTCTCACGGGAGCAATAAAATGAATGAAGCATCAATTATTATAATGATGGGCTTTGCCGGATTCTTATGGGCAGTGGCCGCGTACACAGTGGGAGTCAAAGAAGGCGAGCGCAGAGGCTACGCCAGAGCGCGAGCACTAGCACGCCACGCATCATCGAGGGAAGTAAACTCATGAGCTTCTTGGATAACTATGAGGATGTTGCAGCTCGCATCCAACGATTCTGGAAAGCCCATCCATCGGGCAAGATCCACACAGCAATCATCGACGTAGATCTCAAGGCCGGTTACATATTGGTTGAATGCCGGGTCTATCGAGAATTTGAAGATCTTGAGCCATCTGGCATCGATTACGCATTCGGCAACGTGGCCACCTATAACGTCCAGATGAAAAAGTGGTTTGTTGAAGACACAGTCACATCGGCCATTGGCCGGGCAGTCGGTCTAGTGCTGGGAACCGATAAACGTCCAACGTCTCAAAATATGGCTCAAGTCGAACGGGTTGATCCTGCAATTCTCAGCTCATCGGCGCATGACGTTGATCTCTGGCAGACTAACTTCGGGGCTATCCCATCGTATAAGACTCAAGAAGAAGTCGATGCCGCAGGCGTAACGAGCCTTGGTGGTGCAATACAGGCAGTCACGGCACAAATTGGCACTGATACTCTCAAAGAAGCTCCATTATGCCCACACGGCCATCGAATCTGGCGTGAAGGGGTATCGGCCAAGACTGGCAAAGCGTGGGCGAATTACTCATGCGTTGAGCGAAAGCCCAATCAATGCGAACCGATTTGGTATGTCATGGGATCATCCGGCAAATGGTCGGCGCAACTATGAGCGATTACATCGAGATAATTAGCCCGAGAACTATGACGTGCAAAATCCTCAAAGACATGGTCGTGGTTGAGGAATACAAAATTGAGCAATGTGACAAATGCTCACAGCTCAAGCGATTAGATCCATTTGGCTACCAAAAAGGCTATGACAACCTGGAGAATGTGATTTGGTTCTGCGTGGATTGCCGATGATTATGGTACGACTTTCAAGAGCAGATGAGATTGTGGCACATACGGCCGGACTTGCCAGAGAATCAACGTATGGATCTAATCCCAAATTTCAAGGCAACAAAGGCAACTTTCACAATGCCGTTGTCATTCACTCAGAAGCTGCCGGTGCTGAGATAGCGGTCGCACGTTATCTTGGCATTGACAACTTCACGCCAACAGTAAACACATTTAAGAATGAGCCGGATATCAATTGGGATGGCGTGGCCATCGAGGTAAAGCAGACGCCGCATCGTAACGGCCATTTCATTGTCAGCAATGATGATCGAGATAGTGACATGGGCATCCTTGTCGTAGGTGAATCACCGACGTATTACATCGCCGGATGGATACCGGTCGGAGTTGCCAAGCGATCACGATTTGCATCGTCATCCGGGGGTTGGTGGGTCAGTCAAGTCAATCTCCAACCCATTGAGAATCTATTAAAGAGCCATCATGCGCCAGCTTCAATTTGATTGCTCCATCTGCGCCAAGCTTTACGGAGACGGGCGAAAGATGCACGGGCTAACAAAGACCGGTGAATTGACTCTTAATGAATGGTTCACTCAATGCTCTGGATGCGGTGCATTTGGCATCAAGATCATCGATGATGAGATGGTGGCTGGCCTTGAATAGTTATCCACAGGTAGTATCCACAGGCTGTGGGACTCGCCCAAGATGACGCTCAATGTTGCCCGGTATTTGACTAAGGGGCTACGCTCCATACTCGCTGGCGAGCCGCTGAGGCGGATAGCTCGCAGGCGAAGTCTGGTGCTATTGGCAGTGCTATGTGTTGTTGGCACAACACCAGCGAAAGCAGTGTCACAGACTGATTTGCTCAAGCTCTATGCCCATTCCAGATTAGTATCAATGGATCAATTCAAATGCTTTGATGCGTTGATAACCAAGGAAAGCAACTGGAGAGTAGATGCTAAGAATGGATCTCATTACGGCATAGGCCAAATGCGCAACAAGACTTACAGGCGACTAGATGGATTCAATCAAGTCGATTGGTCTATTCGTTACATTACAAAGCGTTATGGTTCAATGTGTAATGGTTGGAGATTCTTTAAGGCGAATGGATACCATTGATGAGTAGATCGTGGGCTAAAGGATCAAGTGCGCAATGGCGCAAGATACGCGAGCGGATACTGGCCAGAGATGGATGCTGCCAGCAATGTGGAACGACTGAAGGAGCTATGCACATCGATCACATCATTCCCAAAAGATTGAATGGTGGTGATGATGAGTGGAATTTGAGGCAATTGTGCCAGAAATGCAATTTATCCAAAGGGGGTCGGTTTTTTGGAGTGGCTTTGACAC